TCGCCATTAGGTAACCTCAATGAAAAATGGTGTAAAATTATATTTGAAAATGATATTGATTCAATTAAAAGTTTATAAGTTCGTCTATGATACTCGTTTTATCGTATTCTAATTCCTTTAATTCTTCAGATAATTCGCTGTGTTTTGCATCTATATCATCGTTATAGTCATCCAAATATTCTTTGAAAAAGGTATAAGGTGAACCAACATCATGCCCTGCATCTAAAAGTGCGCTAATAGTATATACACGTAAACGAATACCAAGTCCTCTCGCACACCTTTTTACAGCCTCTTCACGAACAAAACTCGTTATGTTTCGTCTATGTTTAAGTTTTTCCATTCTTTTCAACGTTACATGTATTGAACGATTTACTTCTAGAAGTTCGTCTTCCAATTCCCTGTCTCGTAATATATCCGGTATTTGTGTTCGTATAGGTGGTAATTCCATATGCACAAAATCTCCACGGCGCGATTGTATAGGTGAAGGGGGGACTGTATCATATATCACAAGATCATCGATTACAGTATCTGGTGACTCGTTTCCAAGTGGTGGAAGTTGAGGAGTACGTGGGGTGGTTGAAAATGGTGGTACCGGTACTGTTATGTTATCAATAACACGGCGAATTATAAAATCTTCGTCATCACTTTCATCAGAATCACAATCAATATATTTGATATGATCGTGTATCTTTTTTATAGAATTACACATTTTAAGATAATCACCTTCAGAAATTATCTTAGAATTGAGGTCTATGACTTGCATTAACGATGTAAGGTCTTCCATAATTTATATTAGAAATGATATTTTTTAATTAGTTTTATTACAACTTAGGTTTGTTATTTTTTTTAAAAGTAAAAGAGCTTCGACAGCTTCTCCAATTTCACGGTGCTTTACACAAAACCCGTTTTTTCCTTGGCGACAGAGACATTTTTCGTATAAACAATTGGGACGCATTTTTTTTGTGTTCTATTAAACTATTAGTATACTTAGGTGTTTATTTATCACTCATCGGGTTCAGTTTCGTATTCACTTTCATTATCCAAATCATCAATACTATTCGGTAAACTATCTTGTAATTTCTCATAATCTGTATAATATTTGATTTCATAATCATCTAAGAAATCATCGAGTGATATTTTATCATTTACATCGTATTCGTTATCAAGGTAATGTTTCCAAAATTCAAGATTCTTTTTTGTAATTTTACTTGGAAAAAGTTCAACAGAAAATTCTTCACCATTTTTATAATTAATTTCCTTGAGAATTTCCTTCTCACTTTCGAGGTATATATCGAAAAAGTGTTCTAAAACACCAATAGGTTCGGGTTCGTAATAAAAATTAATAAATTGAGCTTGACCGTAAGATGTATCAATTTTTGTTTTAGAAATACCAATATAAGCTATAAAATTATACGTATTTGGGGGGATAAGATGTTGAGGGTATCCAAATTCGGCGCGTAAAGCATATACTCTACATGGGTCACCTCTTATATTTGAAAACAATTCGTTTACATCATAAAGTTCGATAATAGAAGTACAGTTTTTAAGAAGTTCACGAGTAAGACTCATGGTATATTATATTACATATTAGTTGCTAAGTTTTAAGTCCATATCTTCGGAGAACGTATTGTAAAGTTCCGTCCAATCAACACTTCCTTGAAGATTGTATTTATCGACAAATTGTAAAAGAGATTTTTGATCATTAAATTCGTTTTTAAAATAATTCATCCAAAAATCAATCCATTCTTCAGGAATATATCGTGGAACAACCATGGTTCCCAATTTGTCTTTCAACATTTGTAATGCTGGTTCAAGTATACCCACTCTAAAACCATCTTTATATCTTTCTTCATACAGGAAATCAATTATATGAAGTTTATCATTAAATGCAGATACACCAAAATATGCAATATTATTAAGTCCATTAGGATTACACTCTTTGGGAAAACCATGTTGTGGTTGGACTCCATACACATGAGAAGGTGCACCAATTGCAAATTTATCGGTTCTAAAACTCGAAAAAACGCCATCAAGTTTTGGAAGTCGTTCAATCGTGGTAGATTGTTTCGTGAGTTCGTAAATGAGAGAAGACATTTTTTTTATATTATAATTATTACAATTGGTCTATATCACTTAGGTCTTCACTATACATCAATATTTCTTCCGCTACGATTTGATAAAATGCTATTTTATATGATAAAAATCCAAACAAAGTTGCCCCCATATTAAAATCAAATGGTAAATCTGTCGTATTCCACATGGATTCTGCTAGTGCAAGACACGTCGGTACAAGTAATCGTTTATTTAAACCGGGTAATCTTTCTATATTGTCAACATATGAAGAAAGTGAATCAACATAAATATAAGACGCTATTGTTCCCAAACTCGCAGAAATACCGTCGACAGGTGTATGAAAAATAAAATGGTATGTTGAAACGGCAACGCCGTATTGTAAAGTTGTCTTTTTGATTTTAGACTTTATTTTTTCATACTCTGCTAGACCTTCTTTACGTTTAGTGGGACACGATATTCTAATGGTTTTGGTATAAGGATTTATTATATTTAGCATTACAATTTAATTATTATATATCTATACCTTTAATAATATAGTTTTCGTCTTGAAAATACTTTTTCTTGAAAGCGCGTTCCCGACTTTTAAATCTCCCAATTCTAATCGTAGATGTATCTATACGTTGCTCAATTCTATACAATTCATCTTTAGATCTCCAATTATCACCAAAAAGAGATATATATTTCAGTTCAAGTCTTTGTAAATTTAACTCTGTAATGAGATGTTGATAAAGAACAAGTGAATATGAATCATATTCCTGGCGTTTAAAATCCTCTTGATTAAATTCTTCACGTGCAAGTAATTGCATGCGATTATATAACTCGTTATTATGATCATTTTGTTTTTCAATTTCACTTCTAAACCACTGTTTTGAGTCTTTTAATTGGGAATTATGAATTGGTATTATCGTTTCTTCTTTTATTTCTTCATACATTGGGGGAGGTACACGTTTTTGTGTACTAACACACTTCACGACTCTACGACGATTTTTAGGTGCTAAACACACTAAAGTTCGGGTATGCGTTGTACATTTCATTTACTTAATATTAATATTTAATTCTTTATCAGTGTTTAAAAAATATATATGATCCAAATTTCTCGCGCATTGAACCCATTGTAGCGATTTTAATACGCGTTTGTAACTCTTCAATCTCTAAATTATCTACCAATATATAAGCTGTTTTACCACCTTTCATTATAGATATAACAGCGGGATTTGGTTTACGTTTAGAAACTATCCGGTTCTCCCCATTTTTCTCTCCATCTTCTGACGAGAGTTCCGAGTCGTTCTGTTGAGAAGCGCGAACTTTGTTTGTTTCGAAGAGGCGCTCCCGGACACTTGAGATTTTGTGATTCGTATGTATTAAGTTTTTCCCATACAAGTCTTTGCATATCTCCCGGGAGTTTGTTTGTCGCTTGACAAAACGAGAGTTTATAGTCGTATGTGTGTAAGGCAATGTAATCGTCCATTTCATTTATTATTTATTATTTATTTATATTTAAAGTACTTAGGTCTATAATGAACGAATGTTTTGTCGTGTTTATTATACTCTAACACAATATATTCACCGGCATCATTCACTGAAATGATTTTATCGTTAGCACTTTCAGGTGATAACATCATATCACTATATGAAGGGGTTTTTGTTATATTATCTAAATTAGATTTACTCGAATATAATAAACGACATACACTATTATAGAATGTATACATACTGTTATTAATTCCGTTTATTTTTTTATATACTAAATACAAGATGGTTTCACTCCAGGAGTTACCTAAAAAGGTTCAGTACATAACAATAGATTCAAATTTTGTAAATGGTACGAATAATACATTTTCATTTGATTTAAACCTCGAATCAAATACTCATGTAACAGATATAAATAAAGTGTGTGGTTTAAAAATCGTTGATTTTTATGTAACACAAGTAGGTGTATCCGGTGGTGGTACAGGTAATGGTGCAAAATATATAGATATTATATGTGATGATATACCAAAAACGGCACAAATTCTAAATGAACGAAAAGGGCAAATATTTGCGCGCGTGCCTTTAGAAAGAATATTTGACGGTTCAAGTAATTTTAAAATACAAGATAAACAATGGAAATCTTTTAGTAGACCAACGTCTTTATTTAACCCCATATCCATCCAGCAGCTCAATTTTGAAATATATGAACAACAAGGTGACGGGGATTATGTAAAACTACAACCTGATTCAGAATGGTTTATGACACTGGAAGTAACAACTATAGATGTTAAGGAAAAACCTATAAATAGGGAAGTTCAAATTTTAGAAGCTTTACACAAACTTATCGGGAAGATAGAAGATCTTAACATAAATGTTAAAAAACTACCAGATAAGGAGGATATTGTAAAAATGGAAATAGAAAAAAAGAAAAAGTACCCATTACGGTACTTGATATTATTTATAACATTAATTGTAGGTGGTTTTATATTTGTTAAAAACAAATTTACGCCTTCGGTTCCGCAGCCTTCTTTTTAACGACACGTTTAACTGTCTTTTTTGGGGCTTCTGGAGCTGGAGTTGGAGCTGGAGTTGGAGCTGGAGTTGGAGCTGGAGTTGGGGCTGGAGTTGGGGTTGGGGCAGCTGAAGCTTCTTCTGCTAATTTTTTCAATCTTCTATTTTCTTCGGTAAAGTTAATTGGTGGCATTGTATAATATATATAAAGGAAATATTATCTTTAAATTAAATGTTAATCATTGGCCCAACTCTCCTGAGTGGAATAGGTCAACTTACAAAAAAATATATGGATCTTTTTCCTGGAAGTCAATATATTCAGATACAGGAAGATATACCAAAATGTGAAAAAGCTTTTATATTTGCTTTACCTGTCCAATATTGGTTAGATAGAATACCAGAAATAAAAAGTAAAGTTAAACATGTAATATGTATGACTATATGTGAAACCGAAACAGTACATGAAGATTATGGAAAACTTTTCAAACTATTCGATAGAATTGCTGTACCAAGTGAATTTTGTAAGAGGGTATTTAAATCTCAGTTTCCTGAGACGGAGTTTTACATTATACACGCGCATATACCATATAAAAAACCATATACATTTTACCATATAGGTAATGTTTGTGACCCAAGAAAAAACTTTAATAAGATTCTAGAAACGTTTATTCGTCTAAATAAACAAGATTCAAAACTTCTCATAAAAGCAACATGTAATCAACCCGTTAATATAAACCTACCAAATGTCGAAGTTATAAACGGTCTCATTTCAGATGAAGATTTGGAAAAAGTACATGCTATAGGTGATTGTTATGTAAGTTTTTCAAGTTCAGAGGGTGTTGGTATGGGTGCAGTTGAAGCTGCTTTAAGAAACAAACCTGTTATCATAACAGATTACGGGGGTGCACCGGAATATATTAAAACACCGTACACAATAGATTGTGATCTTCAAAAATTAACGAAAGATGATTTTCTATTTAAGGCAGGTATGCAATGGGGAAAACCAAATGAAAAACAACTGATAGAATATATGGAAGATGCATATAACAAAAAAATAAGGTATATGGATCATCCGAAAACCCGAATGTTAACGTGTAAAGAAAGTGTATTACATGAATTCGTCACCAATATAATTGGTGAGGTAAGTGATGATACCAGCCAAAATGGCACCGGACATGAGTGAACCTCTCTGAGCTATAAGCATGGCGACAATATCGTCTATGAATTTAACATTAGTTGGTTTTTTAAGAAGTTCTGGTACTATTTTTGAGATTGCAAGGTAAAGTGCCATAGATATTATTACGGGTCTAA